TGTTTTGATCCTCATATCGGTCATGATTATATTGAAGATGCTGAAGCAAGATACGAATCATATCATCAAATTGAACAACGAATACCATTTGATCTAGAATATTTCAATAAAATTACAAATGGTGGTTTGCCTAACAAAACTCTCAATATTGCTATTGCAGGTACTGGTGTAGGTAAGTCCTTGTTCATGTGTCACATGGCGTCCAGTTGTTTGTCTCAAGGTCAGAATGTTTTGTATATCACACTTGAGATGGCAGAGGAAAAGATTGCAGAAAGAATTGATGCAAATTTGATGAACATCACACTTGATGATCTGAAACAATTACCAAAAGATTTGTATGATAGAAAAGTCGCAAGTATAAGCAAGGTGACAGACGGCAAATTAATTGTCAAAGAGTATCCGACCGCCGCCGCTAATACAAATCATTTTCGTAATTTATTGAGTGAATTAAAACTCAAAAGACAATTTGTTCCGCAGATTATTTTTGTTGATTATCTCAACATTTGTTCATCTGCAAGATTGAAGCAAGGAGCGAATGTAAATTCTTACACATTCATAAAATCCATTGCTGAAGAACTGCGTGGCATGGCAGTAGAATATGATGTACCAATTGTGTCGGCCACGCAGACCACACGTTCAGGTTTCACGAGTACAGATGTCGGTCTTGAAGATACATCTGAATCGTTTGGTCTTCCTGCAACTGCTGATTTGATGTTCGCTTTGATATCTACTGAAGAACTTGAAGGTCTTGGTCAAATGCTGGTCAAACAACTCAAGAATAGATATAACGATCCAACATCATCAAAAAGATTTGTTATTGGTATTGACCGTGCTAAAATGAAACTATATGATCTTGAAGAATCTGCACAAGATGATTTGATAGATCGTATGGCGGAAAACAAAACAAAAAAAGGTAAATTTAACGCTCCATGGAAAGAAGATGATGAACCATCATTCGATAAAGCAACTGGAGGTAAAATGAAATTCAAGAAAGAATTCGAGGAGTTTAATTTCTCATGATTAAAGTATCATCTGCTCCTGGTGAGCCATTCTCAATGACAATTGAATATAAAGGTTATAGTGTAATTCTCGTTGGATTACAAGGAAATGATAATTATGAAGGCGATCTCAAAGTTTTCAAGGGTGATGAAAACATTTCAGATAAAATAGGTGAATATGACATTTCGGGTGAAGGACTGAAAAAAATACTTGACATAATCGACACTTTTTGATAAAATATATCCTGTGAGTGAGAGATTATCTCTCTTTTATTAACCTAATCAAAGAGGTCGTATGCTACGATTCATCTTAATTATTCTAGTTGCATTATATTTTGGTATTCCATTTCTGTATGAGCAAGCACTTGCTACAGAATCAAAAATTATCAAAATGAATGGTCAAGAATGGCTTGTTACGATTGAGCCAGGTAAAGAACCGATGCTCAAACCTCTCAAAAAAACAAGAACCAAAGTTACAAAGTTGCCTTTTGTCATTCATGGAAAAGAAAAAACGAAAGAAGCAACTGAGCCAAATATCAAAAAAGAACCAGAATGGCAACGTAAAACCGTTAAAGAATCAAAGATCGTACAAACTTGTAATGATAGTATTGTAGGTTGTGCAATGACACCTGAGGGTGAATGTCCTGATTGTAAAACAGAATTGATTCAAGAAGAGAAAGTTGAAGTTGTCGTAAAAACAGACTTTACTAAATTTAAGGAATCTATTAAAATAGAAAATAAATTAGATTCTATGAAAAACAGTGTAGAAATTCCGCACTATCTTTCATCATACACTTTTTTGCGTGATACTGGTCATCCTGAATGGATTTGCTGGAAAGTCAAAGAAATATGTTCTCGTGGCGACTCTATCTCTGTTGAAGATTTATTCGCTGGTCAGCAAAATGCCAGTTATTGTAAATCAAGAGGCTTTTGGGCTTTTGATTATTCCAACCCCACACAATCCTGCCAATATTCTACTATACTAAATCTTTAATAAACATAAATAGTATGAAACGAGTTGCGTGGAAATAAATGCATAGTTTCAGACAATTTATAAATGAAGAAAAGAACTTACATCTTGAACATATAGAAGACGAAGTTCTAAACAATGGAGTAGATGGAACACGACAAGCAATAAATTTTCTCAGGGGTTTGAGAGATATGCTTGCAGGTTCTACAAAAAGCGGAAAGCAGGTACGCATCACCGTAAAATGGGATGGTGCGCCTGCTATTTTTGCAGGAACTAATCCTGAAAATAAAAAGTTTTTTGTAGGTACAAAAGGTGTTTTTGCAAAAAATGCTAAGTTAAATTATACTCCAGAAGATATAGATAAAAATCATCCTGGTGATGGATATGAGAGTCTTAATTATAAATTAAAACTCTGTTTGCAATATTTACCAGAGTTGAATATTAAAGGTGTTGTACAAGGTGATTTAATGTACATACCAGAACAACTCAAGGATGAAACAATTAATGGTGTTGATTATTTAATTTTTAAGCCAAATACTATCGTTTATGCAGTGCCAAAAGAGAGTGATTTGGCTAAACAAATATCGACATCAAAGTTAGGCATTGTATTTCATACAAGGTATGTTGGTGACAGTTTACCAGAGATGAATGCTAATTTTGATGTTGATGTTTCTCAGATGACACAAACACCAAATGTTTGGTTTAGAGATGCAGAATATGAAGATGTTAGTGGTTCTGCATCTATGACCGAAAAAGAAACGGCACAAATAACAGGAATTCTATCGGGTGCTGGAAGATTATTTAGGCAATTAAATCCGAATATTCTTAAATATATTCAGAATCATAAGGACGTGAATATACAAATTAAAGCATATACTAATACAAAAATACGAGAAGGGCGTCCGATAGAAAACCCTGATGCACATGCAAGAGGATTAATAGTTTATCTGAAACAAAAATTTGACAAAGAATTAAATAAATTAAAGACAGAAAAAGCACGTTTGAGGAAACAACAGGCACAAAAAGAATTTTTGAGATTTTTTCAATCAAATGCGAGACAACTTTCTCAAATTTTTGAGATGCAAAATATGTTAATTGCCTGTAAGATATTGATATTAAGAAAATTGGAACAAGTTAAAACAATGACCAAAACATTTTTACAAGATGATGATGGTTTTAGAGTGACAAATCCAGAAGGTTTTGTTGCAGTTGACAAGTTAAAATCTGACCAGTATGTGAAACTGGTAGACCGTCTTGAGTTTACAAGACAAAATTTCAATGCCGCCAAAAACTGGTCAAAGGGAGCATAAATGTTAGATCAAGAAAAACAATTGCTGGAAACACTTAATGGTAAAATGATTGATATCACTTTATCCGAGGGTGTTGATACACGATTGAGAAGATTAGCCACACAAGGTCTTATCGCAAAAGATGAACTTGCGTTATTCACAAAACTTATGAAAGATCTTGATGATGGTAAGACACCCACGTTGCCACAACGTATGATGGTTATGAGAATTTTTGACAAACTTCTAAAACTCATCATGGATAATAAAGAAGTGTATCAGAGAGTTTTGCAGACTGTCAAAAAAGGTAAAAAAGTAAAAAAAGAAGCCTTTGAGGCAACTCATACTATCGTTGAACATAACGGTAAAAGATTTTACGTTGGTGAAAATAACGAACTTGTACCTTACGAAGGTGAATAAATATTTACATGCGACTTAAAGATTTACACGAAAAACTAGAAGGAAGAACCGCAGTTTTCACATTTGGTAGAATGAATCCTCCTACTATTGGACACGAAAAACTTCTCAATAAGTTGAAGAATGTCGCCGGTAGAAGTTCTGCTGATTGGTTCGTGTATTTAAGTTCAAGTCAAGATGCTAAAAAGAATCCACTTCCTTTTGAGCGAAAAATTCACTATGCCAAAAAGATGTTTGGTAGAGATGTGAATGCTAGAACCTTTCCAAAAGAGCCCACCGCACTCCACGCCGCTTCATCTCTTTACAGTAAGGGTTATAAAAAATTAATTATGGTTGTAGGGTCAGATAGAGTTAATGATTTTAGCAAACTTCTAAAACAATATAACAATCAAGATAAGCCTCACGGATTTTATAATTTCGATTCGATAGATGTTGTTTCAGCAGGTGAGAGAGATCCTGATGCTGAAGGTGTATCAGGTATGTCAGCATCAAAGTTGAGAGCATTTGCAGTTCAAGGTAAATTTGATGAGTTTGCAAAAGGTCTGCCAGGATTAAATGACAAAGATGCAAAATCATTGTTCAACGAAATTCGCAAAGGTCTAAAATTACAAGCACTATCTGAAAAAATCAAAGTACAAAAAGAAATTATACCAGAAAAGGTTACTATGAAAACAACGACATTCAGAAATATTTTTAAGAGAGAAAAAATAGATGAAGATATAATGGATGTGTTAAAGAAAAAAGCAGAGGTTTCTGGTATTTCTTTGGGTGTTCTTAAATCTATTTACGAAAAAGCAGTTAAGCAATATAAACTTGGTCACGAAATTGGACAAGTCAAAGAGCAATATGCCATGCAGAAAGTGAACACTCATCTTCTTGAAAACAAGAATATAGACGATACAGATGAGCAGTTTAAGGAATGGATGAAAATGGACGAGGCTACTGATGTTGTCGTAAGCACACCAACAGGAAGATATCAGACAAAAACAGACAGTGTAGCCAGAACAAAACAAAAAGAAAAAATGAGATTTAGACACTCTGCTGATAGAAATAGAGTGACGGTAAGACGAGCAACACCAAGAGATAAACGATTTACTGATAGAGAGCCTGTACAAGAAATGATGTCTAGACCTCACGTATTTGTAGGTGTAAAAGATACAGATCCTACCTCTAATCTACGCCCTAGTGTTACTTATAGACCAGGTAAATCGAAAGATTTTATATTAATCAAACCTGTAGATACTAATTTTTTCAACGAAAACTTAAAAGAACTTGTAAATTCGCCTTACGAATTTTTAGAAGAATTAGGTCTACATACTAATTTTGGAATATTGATAAGAGATAAGGGTAATGAAAAGAAAATGGTTGATGCTATTGCAAAGAAGAAATCATTCGTTACTTCAGGTTATCATGGCGACAAAGTTTATGCGGTTGGCACAAATGAAAATAGTTTGAGAAAGGCATTAACAAATTCTGAAATGTATGAAGATAAGAAATGGCATTATTATAATCTTGATAGAGGTGTTTATAGAATGCAAAAAGATAATAATGGCAAAATTATTGGAAAGATGCATGATAGACAAAAAGAAATGAGAGCAGGTTTTCCAAATGCCGATGAAGTTTTATCAAATACTAAACAGGCATCGGCCAAGGTTGCAAAATTAAACGAAACCGTCATTCAAGAAAAAGCAGTATCAAAACAACAACAGAAATTCTTTGGTCTTGTCAGAGCAATACAAAAAGGTGAAGCGAGTGGTTCACCAGAAGCAGAGAAGGCGGCTCAAGACATGAGCAAAAAAGATGTCAAAGATTTTGCAAGCACAAAGCATAAAGGTCTACCAAAGAAAGTACAGAGTGAAAGCACACTCAATCAAAGAATAAAGGAATTAAGAAAGAAACCAGTTAAAGAAGATTGGGAATTTGATCCTAACACACTTCTTCAACAATTAGGCGGTAATAAGTTTATGGTCATGACTGGTGCTAAAAATCTCATGGTTGACAAGAAAGAAAAGTCTTTGCACATGAGAATAGGTAAAAACTCAAAAGGTATTAATCATGTTAAGATTACTTACATGCCTGATGATACATACAAAATGGATTTTGGTAGAATTCGTAAAATGGATTATAAAGTAGTTCGTTCTGTAACTGGTGTATATGCAGATGCATTACAAGATGTATTTACAGAAGTAACAGGAATGTACACAAGTTTATAAGGAAGATATGAAAAAGTTTACTGACATTTATATTGGTCTCGAAGAAGAAGTTATTGAAGAAGAAAACAAACCTACAAACCCAAAACTTTGGTCAAGAGCAAAAGCACTTGCTAGATCAAAGTTTGACGTATATCCATCCGCTTATGCGAATGGTTGGGCCGCCAAGTGGTACAAAGGAAAAGGCGGTGGTTGGAAGAAAGCAAAATGAGATCATTTAGAAACTTTGACGAAGATCTAAGAAACTGGTTTAGCAAATCTCATCCTGATGGTGGATGGAAAAGAGTGAACACTAAAGGTGAGGTTGTTGGTGATTGTGCTAGGGATGATAAAGATGGTGATGGAAAAGGTGACGGACCTAAACCTAAATGTATGTCAAACAAGACAAGAGCAAAACTTTCTAAGAAAGAGAAAGCATCCGCCGCAAAGGCAAAACGTAAACACGATCCAAATCCTGACCGCAAAGGTGATCCGATACTCGTTTCATCAACTAAAAAAGGCGGTAAGAGACTAATTAAAAAATAAGGGAGCCATGCAAAGTTTCAAGAATTATTGCGAATTTGACGAATGTTGGACAGGATATGTTCAGAGAGGTATGAAAAAGAAGGGGGACAAAATGGTTCCCAATTGCGTACCTGCAGGTTCAACATCAGAAGAAGTAGAAACTACTGATGAAGCCAGGTTGAGTGCAGGTAAAAGTAAAGCGGCTAGGTTATTTAGACAAGGACAAAAACAACATGATCCAGATAGACAAGCAAAGGCCGATGAACTCAGAGATAAAGCAAGTAAAGCCCGAGCGAAACGACTATATGATAAAAAAAGTCCTGCAGAGAAAGAAGCAGATCGTGAATGGCGCCGAGGTAGAGAAGATCATGCAAAACGTCAAATGGCACCAGATATTCGTAAAGACATGGCCCACTCAAAAGGTTCTCATCAGGAGAGATAAAAATGAAAACATTCAAGCAGTATATAACCGAAGCAGAGTACCAAGGAAGAGATGTACCATTGAACAAGCGACTTCCAGGTGATGTAAAAAAATCAAAAGTTTTCGTTAAAAATGCCGCCGGTAGAGTTGTAAAAGTAAACTTTGGCGACAAGAATATGACAATCAAAAAAGATAATCCAGCAAGGCGAAGGTCTTTTAGGGCTCGCCATAATTGCGACAACCCAGGACCTAAAACAAAAGCAAGGTACTGGAGTTGTAAAGCCTGGTAGGAGAAAAAAATGCTTAATACACTTCACGACGGACCATTTTCACAAATGAAAGAACAGGGTGATATACATGTTCATCATTATCAAAAAGGTGAAAACCCTGACGATAAAAAGAAAAAAGAAAAGGAAGCCAAAGCCAATGGAAACGGTAATGGTGATGCTAATGGAGCACCCAAAGAAGAGGAACAACAGGCACCGGCTCCGCCTCCTCCAGAAGATCCAGGTAATCCAATGGCAAAATTTTCTAAGGACGAAGTGAAACGTATTAGAAGCATTCTCAAAAAAGAAAAGGAAGAAAAAGAGAAAGAGACCAAACTCGAAAAGAAATCGGAAAAAGTAAATACAAAACCAAAAATGAAAGACACGAAGATCAGTGAAAAATATGATGTAAAAACTGCAAAGACAAAGTTTGGTAAAATTACTGTAAAAAGTTTTGACAGTCATGACGATGCAAAATCACATCTTGCTTCTATGAATAAGAAAGGTCATAAGGGTATCATTTCACAAGGTGGAAAACCTGTAAGAGAAATGTCTGCCGATCTAGCATACAGAGCAATGGACAAAGCAGATAAAAAAAGTAGAGGTGAAATGTCGGTTACAGATCCTAAAAGAGCAAGAAAAAAAGCACAACAAGCACAAAAATTTGCTGATTATTCTATCAAGAAAACTCTTAATAGAGAAGAGTTAGAACATGCACACGCTCAAGCACTTGAAGAAAATGCAAAAAGAGATCTCATGGCATTTGGTGCAAAACTTAAAGGATACTCTGATAGAAGTGGTGGTATTGATAAATCATATTTTGAGAATATTGCAAAGAAAGCGATGGCTGGTATTATGCCAGGTGCGAAAGATATTGAAGGTGATACAGACCCAAGAGATTTTGTGCTTGACATGATGAACCGCACATTTCCAAAACAAATAATGAAACAATATAAGGGACTTTCACCTTCATTTGATAATTACTTGAATATGAATTATGATATTCATAATGAAGAACTTGATGAAGTTGTTAGAAGAGGTTGGAAAAAAGGAACTTATCATGTAAAAGATGCTGATGGTAAAATACATGGTACATACAAATCTGGCTCACATGCTTCTAAAGCAATGCATAAACTTATGGATAAGGGTGTTCATAAAGAGTTAGAAGTATCAAGGGCTAATGAAGAAGTTGAACTTGATGAAGCAAGAAAGTCTGATTACCAACTCTATCATAAAGATTTCTCATCTGCTATGCAACATGCTTATGCGGTTGCAAAGAAAAGAGGATACACAGTCGATAAAGATGATATCGACAACAAAGTTGCAACAGGTCCAAGAAAACCTTCTAGCGGTAAAACAAATCGTTATATCCTAGGTACGGACAAGAAGCAAAATCTACATGTCCAGGTTGCAAACCTAGATAACAAACGATACGAACTCAATATGTATATTGAGGAAGTAATTCCAGAGGAGACTAAAATGATTCCAACAAACGAGAAAAAATTGGATCCTGTCGGCCAAGAAGATGGTGATGTCGATAATGATGGTGATAAGGATTCGTCTGATAATTATCTTATGAAACGCAGAAATGCAATTAAAAAGGCAATGGGTAAGCGTAAGACTGGTATGAAAGAAGAGCATCAACTTAATACAATGTCTGATGGTGCTTTTACATCTGCCGATATGCTTGCACAAACTTATCTTTCTATGCCTCGTGAAGAGCAGATTCAGACATATACAGTAAGTAATGCTGACTTGCATAATGGTGGTCATCTTGAAGAAGGTAATGATATTAATGAAGTTGAATCCGCATATGCAAAACAAATTGCCGATTATAAAGCCAAAGGTGGAACAGTTAAGAAATATACTGGTCCTGACATGAAAAAAGTCAAAAAAGCAACTTCAGGTTTTAAGCAAAAACTTGCAAAGACTATGAAAATTCATTCTGATCAGGATGAAAAAGAAAAAGCAGAAAAAGAGCAACAGGATGAAGGTCATTCTATGCCAATGGACAAAGCCACCGTTGCAAAACGTGTAAGCATGTTTAAGAAACTAAGAGATAAGAAAGCATCTCAAGGTTATCAAAAGACAGGTCTTGCTAATGAAGATTACGGTCAAGATCATGCTGATTTTTATGCTGGTAAAGATCCAAAAAAGAAAAAAATGATTGTACCTCCTAAAGATCCAAAGTATCAACATGGTACTGGAATAGATGGTCAAAAAGGTAATACAAAAGAAGAAACAGAGGTGAATGAGATTTCTGATAGGTTAGCCAAGAGAGCAATCAATAAGGCACATGCGGCATCCCAAAGTGCTTTATCTCGTGGAGATAAAAAGTTATCTCGTAAAAGGGCGAACCAAAGAGATAACATGACAGATATGTTGGCTGACAAACAAGATAGAAGAGAATATGAGAATCCAGGTAAAGGTAAATACAGAAGAGATACCGTTGCACAAATGGGCCGTCACTATGAAGAAGTCTCAAAAAATGTCAGTAAGTTGAACAAAATTCAAGAGAACAGAAGACTTGAGCGTAATAAAGTCGTTGCTGATGGTCAAGGTGGTGCTGGTGAAGTAGGCACAGATGAACTTGCAAAAAATTATCAACAAGTCACTCCTGGTCAGCCAAATGAGTTAATCAGAGAAAGTTCAGTTGTCGTTAATAGTCAAGATATGTTCAAGAGATTTGAGGATATGGTGAGTTATATGATGGGAATTTCTGTAACAAATCCTGAAAGTTTTCAGATGTTTCCAATTGGAGAATCTGGTAAGATGAGATTGGAGTATGAACACGGACCACTCGCAACAATTTGTGAAACAGATGTCATACAATTTTTTGGACCTAATACAGATATGGATCAATTTGTTGATATGGTTAAAGAATTTGGAGTAAATGTTACAACGGCAGAAAATTCATTTGTCGTAGGAGATAGTGCAGGCACAGAAGGCACTGTTAAAGAAATTACACCAGGTCAATATGCTGAAGAGTATAGTAAAAAATATACTACTGGAGGCATGATGGATCAAATGAGAGCAAATATTGAAGAACTTGCTAAGAGAATTTGATCAACCGCAAATCTATTGCGACATGGACATGGTATTGGTCGACTTCTTAGGAGGTGCGGCCGATGCCCTTGGTGTAGATTTTCGTGAAGCAAATAGAGAAACACGTTGGTCTATTCTAGACAATCAACCTGATTTCTTTTTTAATCTTCCACCAATGCCAGATTATAAAGTATTATGGAATTTCATACGAAAATTTGACCCATACATATTGACAGCCGCCCCAAAATCTAGTTTTGAGAAGGCATCAATAGATAAAAAGAAATGGTGTAAGAAATATCTGAAAATAGATGAGTCAAGAGTATATACAGTGCAAAGACAGGATAAAAAACACTTTGCAACTGACGGAAGAGATGGTCGAGGTAACGTTTTGATTGATGATCATCCAAAAAATATTAAAGAATGGAGAGATAATGGTGGTATAGGTGTCTTACATACACCTTTCAATGCAAAAAATTCTGTTAAACAATTAATTAATATTGGATTTGGGAGATGATATGGCAAAAGCCAAAAAAACAGAAGTAAAGTCCGCAACTATTGAGGATGTAGCACCAGCGCCTGTAGCACCAGCACCTAAGCCTGCTCCAGCACCTAAGCCTGCACCAAAAGTTGTAGCAAGTTCAGAATGGTCAGATCTAGGTTTCGCATCACCAGAAGCCTATGAAAAATATAAAAATAAATTTAGTTAAGGAGTAAAATGCCTCTTTTTACAAATAAAGATACAGATGCAGGAAAACCAAAATTTTTGGTTACAGATTCCAATGCACCTGTAGGAACTAGAAAGTCAGATGTGTTTGGTGTTGATGCTACAGAAGCCGGCATAGCAAGTGCCGCCGGTAAAGGTGTCATTCATCAAGGTTTTGTTGCAAAAAGAACAAAAACACGATATACCGAAGGTACTGCAACCGCTACAACAAGCACATTTTATGAGCCACTTGTATGCGTAGCAATTGATTCATCTACAGACTTGGAAGATAACGATTTTCCTGACGTTGCTTCTTAATTTTTAATATTATTATGGAGATATAATGGATGACAATATTTCATTGTTAAAAACAGTTGATAAAACATATACAAATAATGAATTGATTGAAATTTTAGTATATAAAAAAAATGAAATTGATACGATGTTTCAGGAACAAACTACTGAATTAGATCGTATTGGTCGTGAGAAAGATGAACTAAATAAATTAGAAGAATCTGTTCGTTATGAATTAAGTGGTTTACATGGTGCTAGAGTTGTTCTAGACCAATTAATAAACGAAAATAGTGTGAAGACAAAACAAGAAACCGAAGATCAATAAAACATCCCTTTTATTGCTCTTTTATAGTATGAACAGTCTTGGTTGAGTCCCAACACTCTCTTTGGAGTAACAATGGCTGATAAGAAAATGACTGCCTTGACGGATCTCTCGACCGGCATAGCATCTGATGATATTCTACACGTTGTAGATGATCCTACAGGTAGTCCAGTTAATAAAAAAGTTTCAGTTTTCAATCTTTTTGGAAACTTAAATCACGTAACTAATTCTGGTGACAGTTCAGGTAGGACATTTGTAAAAGCGACACAAAATGTCGGTAATGATGCTACATCTGGAGAAACTGTACCAATTTCTTCTGTTACAAATTTTACAAAAACTTCTTCTTCTGAGAGAACAGTACAATTTTTGTATGGTTCTAAATTTACTGCTAATGTTCAAGGTGCATTTGCTAATGTAACCGGTGTAGTAGCAGGTGTAATGGCAGAAGTTGATATTACAAATGGTGCTGATACAAGTTCAATAAGAACTGCATGGGGCGCTGGTACCGCAAGAGCATATGGTATTAAAGTTCATATGGCTGATTCTAATGGTGATCGTGCAGTAAAACCAGATGCTTTTATTTGTTTGGATGATGGTGGTGGTAACTCTGCCGCAAATCAACCACAAGCATATCCTGTGCAATATCTATTTGAGTTAGGATCTAACGTTGCTGGTTATGTTTCACAAACATATGCCGCCAATACTGTAGTTAATGCTCATCAATCAAGTAATGTTAATGTTCTTGTAAGTTCTAATGTGGCAGACACAGGTTCTAATACTAGAGTTAGATGTAAAATTAATGGTACTGATTACTGGCTTTTAGCAACCTCTAATACGAATTTCACTGTACAATCGTAATAGAGTAATATTCAAGTAAAGTAGGACTATGGCAGACAAACGCATATCAGGTCTTACTGCAATGACCACTATCAGCAGGGATGATATCCTGCTGGTGGTGGATGATCCTGCAGGAACACCTACCAATAAAAAGATTTCAATAGAAAAATTCTTTTCTAATGTTGAACCCGAAAGTGTTTTCGCTAATGTAACGGCGGCATCAAACTCTACTGCAGGTGGTGTCACATTTAGAGGTGGTATAGGTGTTTCTAAAAATATTATTGTGGATGGCAACGTAACAGTTAATGGTGTTTTTACATTAACAGGTAATGGAGCAATAACTAATTTAAGTTCTAATCTTACTCCTGATACTACAATCACATATGATTTAGGAAATACTACTGCATCTTGGAAAGATGCTTATGTGCAAAAAATTACAGGACATAGTGGGGCATTAGAGATTAGTGCAAATGCAACTTTATCGGCTAATTTAACAACATCTGGTGCAAATGTTTGGATAAACGGAACAGATTTTGTAATTGATGCAAATACCACTGTTAAAGCAAATCTAGTTGTTCATTCAGACTCTACAAATACGGTTATTAATTCTGGCAATACTCACATCACAAGTAATACATTACTCGCTGGAACAGATACAACCATATCATCAAATTTAGCATCATCTGCTAATATTACTCACACAGGCGCTTTGAGTCTGTTCAATGGGGCAAACTTAACATCTAATGCAAACGCTACATTTTTTGGTAATGTTGCTCTTGGAGTTACTTCTGGTGATGGAAATCCTAAAGGTGCTGATACTGCATTATTAAAAATTGATGCTGGAAATACATTTTCATCATCTAATACTACATTACAGGGCACAAATACAGTAATTACCTCTAATATTACTATTTCTGGTGCCAATACATTTGTTCAATCAAATTCCACATTTAATGGTACAAATACAGTAATTTCTTCCAATGTAACGATTTCTTCAGCAAATGTTTATATAAATCCAAGCGGTACGGCAAATCTATATCTAAAAGGTATGCTAACAACTACTGGAAATACTTCACTTGGCGATGATTTATCAGTTGCCGGTAATGTAAATGTTACAGATACTACAGATTCTTCAACTAATACAACAGGATCAATTGTAACTGCAGGTGGTGTAGGCATTGCTAAAAGTGTTACGATTGGTGAAAACCTCAATGTCCATGGTAATATACATGCAAATGGAAACATAACTGCTGATGGGGGTACAATAACTCTTGGAAACAATGCTTCTGATACAGTTTCATTTGATGCAGATTTAGGATCACATTTAATTCCTTCGGCAGACTCAACATATGATTTAGGGACGAATACTGATAGATATAGATTTTTATATGTCGATGATGTAATTGCTACAGGTAATGTGAATGCTTCTGGAGATGTGACCGCTACTGGAAATGTATCTGGATTGTTTGGTAATTTTACTGATAATGTAAAAATATCTACAGACAAGTCTTTACAATTAAGAGATGATACAGAATATATTCACTCAAATGCTGATGGTGAAATTTCAGTTATTTCTGGATCAAAAGTCACAATTACAACAACATCATTGAACACATCTGCAAATACGACACTTGCAGGTGAAACCGCAAACGTTACTGCAAATCTTTTCATCTCTGGAGCGAATACCAGAATTAGTTCAACAAATACAACAATTGATGCTACAAAAACAACAATTGCCGGAACTGATTTAGTTGCAACTGCAAATACAACATTGCCAGCGTTTACGTCAAATACCATATTAGTCGCAACATCTGCGAATACAAATCTTGGTGGTTCCGTAAATATTTCTGGTAATGTAGAGATGTCAGGAACTGCTAACATAGCAGGTAACGTATTTCTTGGTGCAAATATAACTGTAGGAACAACTTCTGCAGGTGTGGCGATGACGTATCATGCAAATGGTGATGTTTTATTGAATTCTAATGGAACTACAGAATTCATTAAACTTGATACAAAAAGGTCAGAATTATATTCTAATGTCAATTTTGACATTAACAAACATATAATCGCAAATGAAAGTGTTTTTGTTAAAGATGGATCATCGATAAATTTCGGCGGTCAAATGTCTATAAATGATACTACATCAACTGAAGGTACATTATTAATGGAAGATGGTACTGCAAGTGATAGTGGTACTGATAATGGATCTTTTTTACTAGAAGATGGTGCTTCTGATAGGTTAGGTAGTAATAGCACAGGTATGATTTTTGGTGGTGATATGATACTAGATGGAACAGAAATTTCATCAGCAAATGGTGTCATCAATTTGGGTACATATGGTGGACTTGCAAATGGTGTAATAAGAATAAGTGATGCTTACAATCTTCCAAATACTGCTGGATCAAACGGACAATTTTTAAGATTATTAAATGGTAATCTTGTGTTTTCGTCTGGCACAGGTGTAAACATGGTTGATTTAAGTGATGACACAACTCCTCAACTTGGCGGGCACCTTGATGTTGGTGTCAATATTATAACAAGTGATTCTTATGCCAATGTAGTTATTGCTGGCAATACTTCAGTATCATCTGATGCAGGTGTAAAACTTGGAAGAAACACTAATCAATATGTTTTTGTGAGAGATTCCAACGGTCGTATGGGTATCAATACAAGGGCACCAAGTGCATCTATTGATGTAGCAGGTACCATGCTTGTATCAAATGATTCTGAATTTAGAGCAGAATTGAAAGTAACTAATCATAATGGCACAGATGAGGGATTAAAATTAGGTTCAACACTTGTAACTGCTACCGCTGATGAACTTAATTTATTAGATGGCGTCACATCTAGTACGGCAGAATTAAATGTGCTTGATGGTATTTCCGCTACGCTTTCCGCTAATGATTTATCTGCTATAGAAAATTTTGAGGAAACCGTTTCTTCAACTACATCAGCAGTTACAATTGCATCGGCTAAAGATTTGGATGTTGCAGGTCATGACGGATCATCTAACGGATTGAAATTAAATGGTACTTTAGTCACCGCAACTGCCGCTGAACTAAATGTGCTTGATGGTATTACAGGTTTAACAACTGCAATTCTTAATAAATTACAGATTGCCGCTGGTGGAACTGAAGGACAAACACAGGCAGAAAGATTCATTCATACAGATTCCGAAAATAGAATAGACTTCACGGCTTTAGATGGTTCTAAACCTGGTCAGATTACAGTTGCAAATGTTGTCGTAACAGGAACAACTACTTCTTCATCTAATACGACTGGAGCACTTAAAGTCACTGGTGGAGTAGGTATTGCAAAGAGTGTAAACGTTGGTCAAAAATTAACAGTTCATGGTAATACTACCTTCAACTCAAATGTTACTATGTCTGCGACTGTAGCGGGTAATCAAATATTTTATGATAAAACTGCCGATTCACTAAGTATGAAAATACGAGCCGTTGGTATTGGTACAACTAGCCTAGGCACAGGTGAAATTGGAGAGACTGCAAACAACATTTTGGCTATCGGAAACGGAGTAGCACCAACATCATTACCAGATGGACAGGCATATTTGTATGCAAAAGATGTGAGTGGTGAGACTCACATTCATACTATGGACGAAGGTGGTAACGAAACTCAATTAGGACCACATAACAAAGATGGAGAATGGGAATTCTTTTCACGAAATGTTAAAACAGGAAAAGTGATAAGAATAAATATGGAACGAATGATACGCAAATTAGAAAAATTTACGGGAGAAACTTTTATTGAATATGAATAATATGGAGTATTATGGATATTGAAATTCTTGAAACAGAATTAAATAGATTGGTTGCAGATAAAGAAAAACTTGAAAATAATATTACAAGATTAGAAATTGAGTTGAAAAAATGTATGCAACAAAATGATATGCTTGCAGGTGCTATATCAACATGTAATTATTTTTTGGGACAAGCAAAAAAAGATGATGATGAAGATATTGATGAAGAATCTAAAGAATGAATTTTGAGGATGTGAATGAAAATAATTTTTTAATGTATTCGATGAAATATTATGATAATCCTCAATGTTTGAGTGAACAAGATTTTCATAATGATCTTAAAATTATTAAATATATAAAAAGATTATTGAATAGGTATAAAAAAACAAATGAATTAAAGATCAGATTGATGTTGAATCATCTGATTATGTTAGGGAATGTTTTTCCAATACAGGTTTTAACACGAATTTTGTTCTTAAAAATACCAAGTGAATATTGGTCAGAATTAAAAACATTTTTGATTTATCTAAAATATATGCCTGATGAGATTGAATCAATTAATGGTAAAAAAATAATAAGTTCTGATATACTTGTTAATTTAGAGATTGCTAAAGAATTAAGGAAAATTTAATGTCTTTATTAAAATCGGCAGGAAATATTTATTTTGCATATCAATTTTTGACAAAATTGACAACGCCATTTGAGAAGACCGAGGCATATAAACTGGGTATCATAGACAAGAACGGTAAAGTTCTTAAAAAAAGAAGCACTCTAAAAAGTCAAGAAGAGAAAGATGCTTATACGATAACTGATACTATGATTTTTAACCTTAAAAAATTATTGGGCAAGGTACCTGGCGGCAGATCAAGATTTGCAACCTTTGCCGCCGCATTATTTTTACTTAAAGAAGATTTAACTTATAGACATTATCAAGATCAAAGTTTTTTGCAAGAAGAATTTTTTAAGTTTATGAAAACGGATGAAAAAGACGTACAATTGGTGAGAGAACAGATTACATTAAGAGAAAAATATCTTGACGAGTTGGATGCAGGAAGTGGTAATATTGCAAGTATTGGCATAGGACCAGATGGTGAACCCCCAGGTATTACGGCGGCACAGAAAAAGAAAAAACGAGAAAAATTTGCAGGAGCAGAGGTTTTCACAGTTGATCCAAATGTTTTCATGAAAGCGAGATTTGGAAAGAAAAAATATGCAAAATATGAAAATTATGTTGGTAATGACGAGATAGGACAAGAAATTAGACAATACGGTAGAGCAAATCCTAGCAAACCTATCATAATTAAAGATAGTTTAACGGGTGCCATGCTTTATCTCAAATATGGTAAAGATAATGCAAGGATTCAGAACTTTTATTAAAAAATCAAAAGAAAGAGTTGATGGTTCATCAACTTTAGAATATTCGACAGGTGCTTTACCTCCGCAAAATGGTAGATGTCCTGATGGATTTACAATGCATGATGAATTAGGAGGTTGCGTTCCTGCAGGACCAAATTTACATGACATGAGTATGCCTGAAGTTGGAGATGCATATCCACAAGGCACGCCAAAAAACGTTTAGGAGTATAAATGGCAATAGTAAGAAAAAATTTAGAATTATTATCACCTGAAGAAAGTGATGCAGATGGTGGTAGGCAAAATAAAATCACGTTTTATGGTTTTAAGGACGGTGAAAATGATTTTAACGATGTCACAAGTGGAGTAGGACCAACTACACAAGTCACTGGTTCTGGATTAAATGATGCTACTTTTGGTGGAACATATACTGGTGCATCAACAAAAAATTATAGGGTTAAAGTTACTGCTACTGGAACACCTGATAGTTTTAAGTATAGTAGTGATGGTGGATCAACATATAGTGCATCAGATGTAGAAATGAGAAGTGATGGACCACAAACTTTAGATGAAGGACTCACAATACTTTGGGGTGCTACAACAGGACATACATTAAATGACGAATTTCAATCTACGGTTATTGTACCTTTGACCACATTAACAACACCACATAAAATGGCTGAGATAGAAGTAAATCATCCTGGATCAAGTTCTGACTATAAAGGTCGTTTGGTTGTAAGAGTTAATGAAGGTGGTGCTATAGGGGCAGTTTCAATGCACACTTCAGTCGGTTCTCCAGCAACATCAGATTTTACAACCAGTGGTACTTATACAGGTGGTCCCTCACCGAAAACATATTATATTAAAACAACGAATGTAACAACAAATCCACACAAATGGGCATGGAGTACAAACAATACTAATTATAGTGCCGACATTGACATGTCTGCATCTGCACTAGATGTAGAGTTAGGTATTCAGATTACATGGACAGGTGTACAGGCAGGTGATTCAGTTGGCGACATATATAAATTTACGGTTGGACAAGATAATTTACAAATGTATGCTAATGGTGATTTTGTTTTAATGACTGGTAGTAAAATGGTGTCCGAAGGGAATACATACGTACCTAAAATTTTTGATGTAAGTGGAACATTACTTAACACATATTCTTAATGGAGAGATAAATGTCTGAAAGAGGAGTTAAAGAAACAAGAGAAGTATTAGCGTTTGTATTCAGTATGGCTAATGCAATAAAAATTAGTTTAGCAGATGGTGATTTTGATTGGTATGATGCAAAAAACTTTGTTGATCCTCTCAAAAAAATCGCTCCTGCAGTAGAAAATATTGATGAAGTTCTACCTGAAATTGAAGATTTATCTATTGATGAAATTGTTGAACTCGCTAAATATTCTATGACTGAGTTGGGGTTAGGTGGTGATATTGATGTAGATGCAGAAGTTGATGCCGCCGTAGAAAAAGTAAACGATGCTATTGCCATGGGTAAAAGTTTATTAAAAATGGTAAATAGTATTGGATAACGAGATGAAACACGAGACTCTACTGCAAATGGTTGTTACCCCGATGATTGTAGCGATTATTGGTATTGTGGGTTGGAGTCTCATTAATGTAGTAGAACTTAAAGAAGACATTGCAACTGTCAAAACTGAAGTAAACCATATTTCAGAGACGGTTGATAAAATGTCTGCTCAACTTGCTCTGAATAGTGAAGT